CCCACTCTACTCCATGACTATTTATTCCTATAGCGCATTCCGATATTAAGGACAACTCTGACAAAAGACGAACAACCGGAAGCCAGTATTTGCGAATTAACAATTTAAAAACTGTGCCATTTCCAAAGAAAACTCTTACTTTATCCTTGCCAAGTTTTACAGGTTCATCCTTAAGATGGGCAACAAAAACATGATAACATCTGCCGCCTCGTGAATATATGTCTTCAGATTTTCTAACATGATGCCATACGGCAGGGTTTATAAAAACTCTATCACCATCAGGGCCCTCAAGATATGCAGAAGTTTTACCTTTCAACGGAAAACCAGCAGCCGTAGAAATTTTAAGTGCATCTAAAAATCGAACCCCAGGAACTCCATTAATATTTTCCTTATCAGTCAGAGGGCGAACGTGTCTAACAGTGCCAAAACCTAACCTCCGCAACTCACGTTTGATAGGTAACATATAATCCAACACCGCCCAATTAAGGACATGTGTGGGTGGACCTTTACTAACTGTCGCAAACTCGGTTAAATTTTTTGAAAAATGATACCAGCTTGGAGGTTTGTCCATGTTAGGTTTGCCATGTTGAATTGGTATGTCATTATCATTCAAAAATTCCAACCCATACTTCCTATATTGAACTTTTGTTCGATATTTGTGTGTACCTCCATTAGAGCCAAAACAATGAATGTTAGATTCAGGTGGTAAAAAGTTTACAGGATGTTTAGGTGCTATAGTATCATCTATATGTTGAGTAGAAGCATCAGAAAAATGCGTTGAAAAATCTGTGTCGTAAACACCTTCTGCAGGTATATCAACGGAACTCCAAATGTTTCTAGACATATCAGAAATCGCAGCTTCAACTTGACTCTTATAAAGGACGCCACTACATCCTCTGTTTGTACCGGTGACTCCACCTAAGTGAAAGCCAGCTATAAATGAGGGTTTAGTATCTGACACCCAAACGCTAGTGCACATGCCATTAAAGGTGATGCCCTTCTCTAAATTGTATATATGTCCCAAAAACTGTGATCCTTCCGGGCCAGTGTCTTGAGTTCCATAATTCAAATAGGCTGTGTCAACTATTATGTTAGCATCTTTATCCCGGCAAACTAATGTAGCTGGCAGTGATCGTATCATGTCACATTGTGGAAAATAATCTAACACTTCTTTACGAGGCATACTATTAGCCATATAATATACACATAAATCAGTACCAGGAACATGACGCCATGCTTCTCTGGAGTAAAAAATAATTTGGGTATGATTATTGGTAACAACCCCTTCAATGTGTGCGGGCTGAGAAACAATAGATATAGTACTGTCACCATGTTTCTCCAACAACTTAAGAAAATGGTGCGGGACTATAAAATAATTCTGTCTAACAAAGAAACCATTGACAAACTTCTTTCCAGCTACAACTAAAACAATATTTGACTGCACTTTGT